CCTAAGTACATACCGCTTAAACTTTCGTTGCTAACGGCTCCTGATAAGATTGTAGTAATCTCACCTGCAGGAGTAATTTCTGGTTTGCTATAGAGGAAAGAATTAGCAGAAGTTGGATATGCAAAAGCTGTGTATCCAGTAGAATCAATATTGACCGTAATCGTATTGTTTACTGTAGAAATAGCTGTGATTTCTCCAATCTGTCCGTTAATTTCTGTCATTCCGTAACCTTCTGGAACCCAAACCTTTACCTTTTGTCCTACAACATATCCATGAACAACAGACAAAGTAATTACAGCTGAAGCAGCTTGAGTAATTTTTGTTATCGTTCTTTTCTTTGGATAAAATTTAAGCTCATAAGGTGAAAGTTTTCTGTAGTTACCAGCAGTTGCAGCAGCGGCAAATCCAGAAGCATCTAAATAACCTAAAGTCATTGTAACGCCTGGATTGACTGCGGTTATAGAATAATCAATTCCAGCAGCTTGTAACATAGTTGTTGTGTCATAAACACGTACTATATCACCAACACTAGGAGTCGTTGCGGTAGATGCTACTGCGGGTGCAGCATTTGTTATGGCAGTTATAGCCACCTCTGCACCAATCGTAGGAGTTCCTATTTCTTCAAATCCTAATGATGTTAAAGCTACAGCAGATAAAACACCTGTCGCAGCTGCTTCTGAAATTTGATTTGCATAACCAGTAGCCATTCCTTTCTGCCACCAGCTTCTAACTACAGCATTGGGTTTTTGGCCCCATGATGTTCTGTCTTCTACAACAATATAAGAAACACCAGAAGGTATCTCTAATGTTTGAGAAGCACCATCGGAGGTATATTGACCATAAGCAATTAAATTACCTTGTACACTCATTTGTTAACCTCCTTATGCTAACGTTGTTTTTAAAGAGAACATCCAAGAATCGTTCAATACCAATGGAACTTGAGCAAATTTGTATCCAGCTGTTTGTCTTTGCAATAGCGGATCATTTCCTGCTCCTAATCCTTGGTAAATAAACTGTGCAGATGCCCCATCTTGTTCAACAACACCATAGGCTTCACGTCCTGTAATAAAACAGTTATAAACGTCTTCACCTAAAGCTGAAGCATTTTCTGTATATGAACCGATTGAACTTTGTAGCCATCGTGTATTTCCAACTGCTCCCCACTCTGCGTGAAGAATGTTTTTCTGATTAGCATATTCGTTAACTTTTTTAAAGTTATCGACATTCTCTAAATCAGCTAAAACATTTGTGTGACACATGCACCAAAATGCTTCGGAAATTGGAGCTGTACCATAACGGTCTTCTCCTTCGATAGTATCCGAAATCATTTTAGCATTATAGCTAAGTAACGTAAATACGGTTCCTTGAATATCTGTGTAGGTTAATTCGGTTGGCGAATCGCCATTAGTACCATTAACACAGTTGATGGACGCTAAACCTGCTTCTAAAGCTTGTTTAGTTAATTCATCATCACTTTCTCTTAAGCTCTGTGCTAAAAGAGAAGCAGTTTCATTTAAAACAGGGTCTTGGTTCTGAATCGTCACTTGATCAGTGATAATTACATAAGTCCCATAAAAATCTACTTTGGCATCGATGTCCAATGCAGATAATGTTTGAGGAGGTGGTGTTATCCCCGACGGACCAAGGGGTACTGTCGCTCTTGCCAAATTATTATATCGGCGATAACGAACAGTTGTACCTGATCGTGAAGGCAATCTTTTCCGTAAAGCCATCTTATTATGAATAAGTAAAGGCTCAGGACGAGAAAGCAACACATCGTCAAACCATTGTTGCACTGGAGCTGTCAAATTAGCCGTTGTGGTAATTGTCATTTATCCTCCAAATAACATTAAAATGGAGGGAATAACTCCCTCCTTGTTTATCAATATTTAACGTCTAGAGGCATATTCATCACTTAATCGTCTAATCTCTGCCATCCTCTCTTTGGTCATTCTTTTATAAGAATTTATATCATTCAAGGGAGCGGAGCTATATGAAGAAGAACCATTTTGTGGCTTCGTTAAGTTTTCTTTAACTTTTTTAGACTCATCCGATTCTTCTTTATTAGCTTTCATTTCCCTATATTTGTACCAGCTTTTAACAAGCTCATAAGCGGTAGCACGAGGAGTCGATGAAGAACGAATAGCGCTCTCTGCAGAAGGATTCTCTGCAACAAAATCATCCACATATTTGATCACATCTTGAAAATCAGACAGTTTCATTGTCTTTTTTTCAACTTGCTCGTTTTGCCAAGAGATAAATTTATCTTCTAATTGTCTATCTGTTCGAATCCTATGTTCTCTAACAGTTAAAACATCATCGTCAGATAATTCAATCTCTTCTTCGGTTGATTTAGGAGCTTTAGAAGCCTTTTTCAGCTCTTCAATCTCCTTTTGTTGCCTGTCCATAATCTCTCTAGCTTGTCGCCAATTTTTGTCGCTATCATTCGTACGTTCTGACTTTTGACTTTCATTGACTTCTTGCTTTTGATCTTCTGGAACTTGTATCTGCTCGTTTTCGGGAGCGACCCCTTCTATACCGCTTTTTTCTACTACAGACATAATCCTCCTAATTTAGCGTCTGGGGAAAACGCATATACACCCATTTATATAAAAAAGTTATACCAATTAAAATTTTAATTAGGAAATAGATTTTATTTCAGATTTAAATACTTTCGGCATGAATCCACATATAAGGGATCAAAGCCATCATGATTAGCAACAATTGCTTGAGCTATTTTGGAACTTTGAGGTAAACACCAATGTAATAAAAGACGATTATTAGAAGGTTCATAGGAATACAACATACAATGTAATTGCATCGGCGGTTTGTCTTTCAACATCGCTAGTCGAATTCTTACAAGATGCTCAGATAATATTTCTTTTTTACCAATAACTAGAATCCAAACTTTTGGCCATGTCTTATATTTTTCACTCTGAATAATAGATTCGAGTTTCTTTAAAAACTTCTCTCCATATTTTAAAGTGACTTCTCTAGTCTCAGGAGCTTTTTGATCAGCTTCTTTAACTATTTTATCATATAACTGTTTGCCGACTGTTTCTTTTTTCATAAAAACCAATAATAGAGGAGACACGCTCCTCTACCAACTTAGCGAGTTAAAGTTTTCTTACTTTTTACCATCGATCTAATTTTAGTCAAATCTTGGCTTTGCATTCCATCTTGTTGAGATTTATAGCCCATAGAACTTTCTTGTTCCATTCCAGATTCCCAATAAGACCAATCTTCTACTTTTGTGTTTGCGATGCCTGCGGACATCCCACCTTTTCCCTCTCGGCGTCTTGCCATAATCCACCTCTCGGATTTAAATAGATAACTTCATTGTTATCTAGTTCATTGATATAAAAGAAATTACTTTAATGCAAATCCTTATTGACATATGTAACAGACTTGCTATAATCCGTCATTTAAACTGTGGTGTAGATAAGAAATACATAGCATTGATAATGCCCAAGTCGTAGGTTCGAGTCCTATTAGAGGCTTCGGTCTCTATAGCTCAGATGGTAGAGCGGGAAAAATTTCTTATCGACTGTTCCCAGTTTTTAATTTAAAGATCGTGGTGTAGGAAAGAAATACATAGGTTAAAGCAGTTGATGCAAATCAACCGTGTATGAGTTCGAATCTCATCACTCGCGCCATTTGCGAGTGTAGCTTAAAGCAAAAGTTTCTATCCGCTAGTTCCCGATCTATTTTATTAAGAGAGAGAGAAACTCCTGACGGGATTCGCGTCCTATTCAATGTTTATTTTCCATTTATTCTCTCTCTCTATTTTTTCTAAGAGAAGATGATACATGTTCATCTCCAGTATGACTTGTTTATTTCGTCTTCTCTTACTTTATTAACAACTATGGTGAAGAAAAGGATTACATAGACTTTTGGCGTGTATAAGTATCCTTTTCGACTGTTCCTAGGAGGTTTTATGAAAATAAATAAATTTTCACCAACATATACACATGAAAAAGGAAGAGCTTCTAAAAATATCTCTCCTCAACAAGAATTAGAAAGAAGCGTTCTCGCTTGTATGTTATTTGAAGATACGTTCTATGAAGACGGAATTAGTATCGAACAAAGAATTTCTTCTCTGTCTAAAAAAGTAGATCCAGAAGTAGTTCTACAACTAGCCGTAAAAACATATAAAGAATTTAAAATTCGACACGTTCCTTTGTTAATGATAACGAATCTCTTTAAAACTCATTTAGGGAAACCGTTAGCAGATGCTATTGAAATGATCTGTACACGACCTGATCAGATGACAGAACTATTATCTATTTATTGGAAAGATGGAAGAAAACCATTGTCTGCACAATTAAAGAAAGGTTTGGCTAAAGCATTCTGTAAATTTGATGAGTATCAATTGTCTAAATGGAATAAGGATACTCCTATTAAATTAAGAGATATCATGTTCTTAACTCATCCAAGACCAAAAGATAAAGAACAAGAAGATCTTTTCAAAAGAGTTGCTTCGAATACATTAAAAACACCTGAAACATGGGAAGTAAAATTATCCGCTACAAAAGGAAATAATAAAGAAAAAGCATGGGAAGAACTTTTAAAAGAAGGGAAAATAGGATATTTAGCTCTTTTAAAAAACTTACGTAATATGATGGAAGCTAATGTTGATATCGATCTGATAAGAAAAGCTATATTAGAAAGAAAAGGTGCTTCTAAAATACTTCCATTTAGATTTATATCAGCAATGGAATATGCACCTGCTTTATTTAATGAATTAGATTATGCTTTCATGAGATCGGTCGATGAATTAGAAAAATTTGACGGAACGACAGCTATTTTAATAGATGTATCTGGTTCAATGGAAGCTTCTTTAAGTCAACATTCTCAAATGAAACGATTAAAAGCTGCTTCTGCTTTAGCTGCGATGTTTCCTGGTAATAAACGAATATTTACATTCTCTTATAAAACAATGGAATGCGTAAATATGAGTGGATTAGGATTGATAAATCAAATATATCAAAGCCAACCACATGGCGGAACATATTTAGCAAGAGCAATCACTGATATTAACAATCATTGTAAATTTGATAGAATGATCGTTATAACAGATGAACAATCTCATGATGGAATCACTAATCCTGCATGCGAAAAAGCTTATATCATCAATGTAGCTCCTTATCAAAAAGGAGTGGGATATGGCCGTTGGGTACATATCTCTGGATTTTCAGAAGCTACATTAAAATATATCCAAGCTTATGAGAATTCTTTATCAAAAGATTAATGAAAGAGGGTTATTTCTTGCGTAAACCTTTTAAGGTCTCTGCGAGTCTAGCCCTTTTTCCTATTTTGCCACCTTTTTTAGCAGCAGCTTTTAACTTAGTAGCAGGAATTTTCTTTCCTTGTTTAACACCAAGTTCTTTATGCAAAGCACCCTTTTTCATGTGCATCGCTTGAATCCATTTCTTAGCCATTCTATTTTTTCCCTTTTGGTTTCTTGCCTTCTTTAAATCCTTTCTTTCTAGCTTCTGATAAAGCAATTGCTATCGCTTGTTTTTGAGAACTTACAACAGGTCCTTTCTTAGATCCTGAATGCAATTTTCCCTCTTCCCATTCATCCATTACTTTTTTCACTTTAGAGCGACCTGCACGTGAATATTTCACTGATTTTTTCTTCACTTTTTCTTACCTTTTCTTAAATGTTTAATAAGAGCTTTATCATCTTTAGCTTCTTTGGTAGCTTCTTTCGAAAGCTTTTTCCAAGTCTTGCTATCTCTTTTTAAATGTTTTATCGTTGCTTTGCACTTCTTCATACGCTAATCCTAATAGTTTTAATAAAAAATTTTTAAACCTCTTTCTCTTCAGCCTTCTTTTGTTTTTCAACAGGGGCTGACTGATTTTCTTTTTCATCTCTACCTGCCTTGAGAGATTGTAGTATTTCTACTATTCTCCCTAAGTGTTCTATATCCATTCCTTGTAGTTCTTTTAGAGCCTGAACTTTATGCAATGTGCCTAAATCCCTATCTTTTTCTGCTTCAGCACTACGTTCCATAGCTAACGCTCTGTTTTCAGGAATTCGAGCCACTCTCTCAGCTCCTAATCCTGTATCTGCATAAGCTCTTGCATTTGCTAGCTCTGTTTTAGCTTTTAGCTCAGCTAGTTGTAATTCTAATTGTTGCTGTTGTTGTTTAGATTGCCCTTCCATCTGTTTAGTTAAGCTATCAATTAGATCTTGTTTATTCTGAAGTGGAGCATTTTTAAGCAGTATCTCTGGAGGGATAGGAAGTCCCATTTGCTGCAGTTCAATTAACTGTAAAAACTCCATCTTTTGCTGCGTTGGCGTTAAAGTTCCTTCTACTACCTGACAATCAAACTTTAAGAAGGATTTTTCCTTAATAAGTGGAGAGGCTTCTTCTCCTAAAATTCTCTCTATCTTTCCAACACTAAAATTATTCTGAACAACTTCTAGAAATAGACTTCCAAGTAACTTCTGAGAAAAATCTAGGTTATCAAAAAGAGGTTGCAACGTAACTAAGCCAGCTCCCTGTCTAAGCATCGATAAAATACCAGCTTTATCATCTTCTGCACTTCCCATTAATTCTTCATTAACACCAGAAATTTGCATAATATCATTTTGAAGTTTCTCAATTTCTTGAAACCACGAAGAAGGAATTTGCGGAGGCATAATATCTTGTACTTCATCAGGAGTATGTCCCTTTTTAATTGCAATATTAGTTCCAACACCACCTTTTAATAGATCTTCTGAATCAACAACAGAATCTTCTACAAACTTATATCCTCTATTGACGCCAGCATCTCTATAATCTAAATTAGAGCGCATCATATGGTTGTAACACCATTGAGGATTACGTAGGTCTCTGACGATTCCTTGAATACGACTATAAAAATAAGGAATTTCTGGCTCAAAATAGGCTACAAAAGGAACAAAAGGGAATTTATCAATGTTTACAGGGTTTTTCCCGTTATAAAAAACACGATTGTTAACAACGATCGCATATTTGATCGATGGCATTTCTCTTTTTATAAGTTCAACTTGAGGATATTTAGCTAACATCATATCTAAAATTTGATCTTCCCCATCAAAAAGTAATGTTTCACCTGTATTTCTATCCAACAGCATGTTTTTAGATTCCATTGTGCGATAATAAAACTCATCATAAGGAAATAGATGACTCGACCAATAATTTAAACTCTCAGGCATATAGGGGAATTTACCATCCCTCGTTCCCGATTGTGGCAGTGCATCGATATCTTTATCTCTTCCTGGAAGAAGTGATTTAATATTAGATTTAGATAACCATTTCCTTGTCCAAATATAGTTACAATCTGATAAGTCTAAATTCTTAAAGAAAGGATCGATAACAAACTGATTATAGGAAATAGGATTAACACGAATATCTCCATTCAATGGATCATTAAGATAATCCAAAGAAATTTGCATAAGATTCATGCCAACCGTGAGAGCTCCCTCAAAACATTTACTTTGAACTTCATAAGCATTCGCTCTATTCATCGTCCACATTAAAAGTGCAGATAATTGATCGGCTGTTTTTTGATCTCTTTCTTCTTGTGGAATAACGATAGATGTTTTTCTATGCAATCTCTGATATCCAGAGATCATATTTCTAATTCGTCTTATGTGATTGAAGTTAATTTGATTACGCCGATAATACGCATAAGTAGAGGCTACATAGTTATAAATAGCTTCCTGGTCTCCAGCTGCATATCGTGTATCGATATCACCTTCATACATGAACTGTAACCATTGAGAGGAATTGTTTTTGTAGATTTCCTCCATGAAATTAAGAATGGATTTATCATTGTCTGTATAATATTTATCATCAAGAAATGTAGACATATTGCTCCTAGGTTGCTAGAAACAATAATAATAAATATTAGATACTTGTAAAATTATAATTTAAAGTAAATAGGACAGGAAGGAATTGAACCTTCTGCTTGCACCTTATAAGAGTGCCACTCTAACCGATGAGTTACTGTCCCATAATTGAGGATAGAAGGACTCGAACCTCCGAAGACATAAGTCGAATGGTCTACAGCCATTTGCATTTGCCGCTCTGCCATATCCTCATTTTATTCTCTTCTCCACAATAATATCGACAACACCAGGACTTGAATCTAGAACCTACTGGTTAACGGCCAGTAGCTCTACCATTTGAGCTATGTTGCCATACAAAAAAGGAAGTAGTTTTTTAGACTACTTCCTAATGCCCATCCTCAATTTGTCGGCG